TGCCACCTGTATGTGCTAAGTCTATAAATTCGCTAATAACTGATGAAGTAACTTTAAATTCTCTAATCACAGACATAGTGACTGTAAACTCACTAATCTGCAATGACTAGGAAACTAAAATGTCTGATAAAGTATTTGTAAATGACACTGTTGATTTAATACTAGAAACAGCAAAGAATGTTTCTACATTCACTAAGTTTCTAATAAAGTATGAAAAACCTGGAGGTACACGGAGCAGGTGGGCATCAGCTATATGTCCAGCTAGCAACACATGCATTAGATCAACAGTAACATTTGACACTGCAGGTCTATGGAAGGTCCAAGCTTACGTTGAGAAAGTCGGAGAAAGATTCCACGGACTATGGGCTGATATCTATGTCTACCCAGCACTGTCAACAACTACAACTTTACCACCAACAACAGTAGCGCCAACTACGCTACCGCCGACTACTTAATCAGATAATTTAATTATTTAATTAACTTAAGGAAATAGAAAATGCCATACATAGTTCAGGGAGAACCTGGTACAAGCAGGGATGATATATATGTCAAGGATCATTATGACTATGATTATCCTAATGGTCTAGATCTGAAACCAGGCAGTGATTTCCACAGAAGTCTCCGCACTAAGATTTGGACTAGAGCTAGGGAGTCTCGTACTGAGATAGCTAAGCGCTTCTCCTCTTGGAACGAAGTAGATCGTATACTAACTACTTACATTCCAACTGATGATAAGGAGAAGAAGCTAAAAAATAAGGATTCTAGGAAACCTGTGTCTATCATCTTTCCTTACACCTATTCAATGCTTGAAGCGTTGCTAACTTACATGATGTTAGCATTTGTTCAAGATCCTATATTTCAATACGAAGGTGTAGACGATGATGATACTATAGGTGCTATGCTGCTTGAGCTGATAGTGAGAATCCACTGCATTAAAACAAAAGTGCCATTAGCTCTTCATACAATTCTCAGAGACAACTTTGGCTATGGAGTTGGTATTGGTATTCCTGGATGGAAAAGAATATTTGGAAGAGTCCCTAGAAGAGCTACTGTGACTTCTGAGAGCGACATAGGGGTTGGCAGCCAAGATTATGTAAACTTTATAAGCGATATGATCTTTGAAGGCAATGACTTGACAAACATAGACCCTTACATGTGGCTGCCTGATCCTTCCGTTTCAAGTGATAAAATTCAAGATGGTGAGTTTAATGGTTGGATAGAGCGTGATAACTATATGAACTTGCTGTCTGATGAAGCTAATGATGATACTATATTTAATGTAAAGTATCTGAAAGCAAAGAAGGACAAGAGATCAAGTCTTTCTAATGATCAAAGTGATCGTGGCCTCAAGTATGGGACTACGCAGAATGATCGAAGGGGATTGTCTACATCTACTAACAACTTAGATATAATAAAGATGTACATCAATCTTATTCCCAAAGACTGGAAATTATCAGATAGTGAAAGGCCTGAGAAGTGGTTCTTTGCTCTGTCCGCAGATGATGTAATTACTAGCTGCCATCGCGCTGACCACAATCATGGACTGTATCCTATTAGTGTAGCTTCTTCAGAATTCGACGGCTATTCAATAACTCCTATGGGAAGGATGGAAATTCTCTATGGTCTGCAAGGCACGTTAGATTTCCTCTTCAATTCACACATAGCTAATGTAAGAAAATCTATCAACGATATGTTAGTTGTTGACCCTTATTTAGTAAACATTAATGACTTGAAGGAGCCTGGACCTGGCAAGTTAATTAGATTAAGGAAACCTGCATGGGGTCATGGAGTTGACAAAGTAGTCCAACAACTACAGGTCAATGACATAACTCGTGCTAATATGGGTGATTCAGCTTACATTACTCAGTGGATGGATAGAATCTCTGGCGCTGATCAATCTATGTCAGGAGCGCTACGACAAGGTGGACCTGAGCGATTGACCAAAGGTGAATTCCAAGGAACTCGCGGCTCTGCCATCAGCCGCTTGCAACGAATAGCTATGATCCTCGGCATGCAGTTTATGCAGGATATAGGTACTATGTATGCTGTCCACACTCAGCAATATATGTCGAGAGAGACATATGTAAGAATTGCTGGAAGGTCTCAAGAGCAATTAATGAAGACCTTTGGGCCTAGAAACAACCTCAAAGTAACTCCCTTTGATATAGCTATAAACTATGACGTGGTTGTAAGGGATGGTTCAATACCTGGTGGTAATTTCTCAGAAGCTTGGCTTCAGATGTTCAGCACTATAGCAAGCACTCCTGAGCTATATCAACAGTTTGACATATTCAGAATATTCACTTACATAGCTCAGCAACTTGGAGCTAAGAACGTAGAGGATTTCAAACGTACTGCTGATAACACTCAAGTAGTCCAACAACCTGATGAGCAAGTACTAAGGGCTGCAGAACGTGGTGATGTAGTACCGTTAGGAGCATAGGATGGACTTAGAAGAAATAAGCATAGGCTCTACGAAGCTTGATTTAGAAACATTTAAGAAGTCAATAGTCTGGGCTGATATAAAGAATGAACTGCTGGCCTGGAAAGAAGGATTTGAAATGGAGCAGAGATCAATAGTTGACAATGCTGCTAGTGACAATCCTTCAACGGCATCTGTCTTGCTCCACATGGGAGACATAAATGGCAGAATCAAAGCAGTTGATTATTTACTAGCCATGCCAGACGTCTTTTTACAGATGGTAGAAGAAAGAGAAAAAGAAGAAGAATAAACTTAATTAACGGAGGTTAGCAAAATGGGAACTAAAGAAGAAATAGATGCAATGTTCGATGCTTTGGAAAGTACTGCTGTTAATGAATACTTAACAGATGCACCTGTTACGGAGCAACCTGAGGTTAAAACTGAACCTCCATCAACTGATCCACCAGACGAACCAGAAACTGACGCGCCAGTAACAGAGGAGCCTGAGACCGAAGCACCAACTACTGAACAACCAACTGATGATGAACTTGAAAGGTTCAAAAGAGAAAATGAGGAACTGAGGAAGAAAATAGATGACATGTCTGCACCTAAGACAAAGTCACCCTCAACAGAGCCTCCTTCAACCTTTGCTCCGATTGAGCAGCACAACTTCGTTGATGGAATAGATATCGACGATGTGACTAGAGACCCTGAGGAATTCAACAAGCTTTTGAATAAAATCTATGCCAAGGCAGTTGAAGTCACTAGGAATGAAATCCAAGGTCGTACTGATACTCTAATTACAAAAGTACCTGATATGGTTAAGCAGAATGTGTCTATTCAGCAAAAGCTTGCTAAAATGACTCAGGAATTCTACGAAGACAACGAAGATCTCAGGCCGTTCAGAAAAGTAGTTTCAGCTGTTTATGATGAATTAGTCCAAGAAAACCCTAACGAAACATTCGAGGTTATATTGGACAAAGTTGAGAAGGAAACTAGGTCTAGGCTCGAGTTGCCGAAAGGCAAAGTTAAAAAGCCTAAGCCTCAAAAATCGGATGATGACCCTCCTAAACTTCCTCGTCATAGAGGGAAGAAAGGAGCTAGAAAAACTAACCAAAAGACCGATCCACTAATTAATGAAATAGATGAAATGAATCGGTCGCTAAACTCATAACGGAGGTAATTTACAATGAGTCTTGAAGACAGATTTGCACAACATGATAAAGTCCCTGTGGACAAGTACGGAGACCCTGTTGCGGACTACGAAATGACCACTAGGGACTATGTACTCAGACCGAGTTCAGCTGCTGGAGCTATCACTATCACGCTCCCTCCGGTTGCTGAAGCTAAAGGTAGATGGTATTCCATCATCTCCCGTGGTGGGCCTAGTGTCACTATCGAGGATAATAATAATGATAGTGAATGTTGGCAGGGTGATATAGTCCTGAATGGAGCTTGTGATAGGTGTCTATGCTACAGTGATGGACTCGCCTGGCATGTGAATGCAGCTCCTGGTTCATGGCCTGGCTTTGATACTACTGCAGCTGCTGGAACCACTGAGGGTCCGACTACTGCAGCTCCGACTACTCAGGCACCTACTACTGGAGCGCCTACCACTGCGTAATTAGTGACTAACTTTAACCATTAACAGTTAATTAA